CCATACGGTGAAGGAACAAAAGAACCCTCAACAGATATAGAGTTACTTAATGGTAAAAATGAAATAAAAAATATAATAAAAGTAGTGGGGGATTACAAATCTATTGACTACGAATATAGTAGGGTGGTGGTGAGCGGACAACCTCTACACGCAATACTAGATAAACTAATAAATGATGTACCTATAAGTCCCAGTGACTCCAATATAGCCGAAAAACTTCTTAATGAATTTACTAAACTGAAGGAGGATAGACAAAAAGCTAGACTTCTAGTAGAGAAAAGATTACTTAATCCCTTTTATATGATAGCACATGCGGAGGTACACGATAGTGGAGGAGTAATATTCAAAGCTCGAATAACTGACCTAGATAGCCCAGGGCTAGAGATACTTGAAACACCCGTTGCATATAAAAACATAGAAGATTACCCTGAGTATAATAAGTTAGCCCCTATACTTACTATGCACAAAATTACTAGAGAAGATTTAGGAGATACCTTTGTTTCTAGTGTAATGCTATCACGTAATACTAACAATTATTATGACAAGGATTTAAAAGTAGGGATGACTCATACAAATAACTCAGAAAAATTGTTTGCATTAGGCATGCTATATATAATGGATGTCAACTAATTAATTAATAGGAGAAGTAAATGGCAACACCCGAGAAAAAAGTAAAAACAAAAGTTATTAAGGTATTAAAAGACTTGGGGGCATATTACTGTATGCCCGCTACTGGAGGATATGGTGCTAGTGGAGTACCTGACATCATAGCTTGTTACAAGGGAACATTCATAGGCATTGAGTGTAAAGCTAACGGGGGTAAACCAACTTTACTCCAACAAAAACACTTAAGGGATATTAGTATTGTGGGTGGAAAATCTTTACTAATTGACGAAACTAATATAGATATGCTAGAGTATTACGTTACTGGCAAACAAACATTTAATATAGATGAAAAAACAAAAACAAAACGTGTCACATGACACGGTAGCAGATGTAGTTAATCACCCCCCTCACTACACTAATAAGAAGTGGGAGGTCATAGACATACTAGAAGAATTCTTTAGCGATGACCCCTTACTATGGCAGTGTGGTAAATACCTTTTAAGATGTAAGCATAAAGGTAATCTCAAACAAGATTTAGGTAAGATGATTTGGTACGCTAATCGTAAGATAGATAAGGAGAAATAATATGAGTGAAGACTTATTTAAACGAACAAGAAGTTTACTACTTGACCATATAAGGTTTTTAGACCAACATAGTATAGGTGATACACATGCAGACCAAGCACAGGTTATTGTAGATGAGATTGATATTCTATTAAAGAGTGAAGAGCTTAAGAGTATTGAGAAAACTATTGATGACGCTGAACGTAAGACTGTTAGTTCTGACTTGGCTGATGAGATTATTAACTCAAAGTATTGTGTAGGTGGAGCATGTGAAGACTAATACAATAACTGGTATCAGAGGAGAGTGCTAAAGCTTATGTGGAGTTTTTATTTTTATTATGGTTTTGGTCTAGGAGTTGAATGGACTGAGACTGAACTGAACGGAGATACTATATCTCATTTTTTAATTGACCTAGGTTGTTTACGTATACAACGTAGCGAATGGATTTAAAAGGAATCTAATGAAGCGACACCACTACAGAGAAGAAGAGTATGATAAGTTTTTGGCGAGAGCCATTGAGTTCATGGAGAAAAAGCCTGACGCAAGTAGAGCTAGGGTAGCTAATTATGCGGGCGTGGGACTCAGTGTACTAGAACGATTTGAAAAAGAGGGTAAGTTAACGCTACCTAAACCGATGACCAAGAAACAAGTGCGTAACAAATACAATTGGGCAGACACACTAGGAAAAATATAAATGGCAGATGAAGCTGATGTAGCTAACGACCATGTGCAAAAGACTCTTGATTTAACCATGAGGAGTATAAATACTGATGTACCTAAGAATGATACGGGAGAATGTATTTGGTGTGGGTCAGCCATTAAAGAGAAAGATGAACGCCGATGGTGCAGTGTACTGTGCCGAGATGAACATGTTGCGACTTATAAATTATGACAATTAAAGTAGGTAAAGCCCTGTGCCATAAGTGCAAACAACCCGCTAAACTTTATTATGCGAAGAAATGGTGGTGTGCCGTTGAGTCAGACATGGGGACGTTTAATATGAAGGGTCATTGTAAAAATAAAAAGGATAAAAGTGCAAATAACTAAAAAGCAACACGATTATATACACCAACATCTTAATCGTATTATGGAGATTCAAGATGAATCGGATAACTTGACCTGTGAACAGTTGGCATGTGTATACCATATTATGGTTACTTTAGTAGACATACGTGACCCATCAGGTAAAAAATTAATAGATAAAGCACTAGCAGAATGAAACACATAATCACGATTGACTTTGAGACTTTTTATGACACAAGCTTTAGTCTTTCTTGTTTAACCACTGAAGAATATATTAGGTCACCCGAGTTCCAAGTGATCGGATTTGCTATTAAGGTAGATGATTGCTCTACTAAATGGTATTCAGGAACTCATGAAGAATTACAAGTTGTGCTAGACAGGTATAAAATCCACGAATCAGGATTAGTATGTCATAACACTATATTTGATGGTGCAATACTATCAATGATATTTAATATCATACCCGACGTATACTTTGACACCCTAAGCATGGCGAGAGCGATACACGGCTTAAACGCGGGCGGTTCATTAAAAGCTCTAGCTATAAAATACAACATAGGTGAAAAAGGCACAGAGGTACTTGACGCTAAGGGTAAGAGGCTCGAGGACTTTCAAGAGCACGAACTGCATAGGTATGGGATGTACTGCAAGAATGATGTAGAACTAACCTATGACCTATTTAAAATTCTAATGACAGACTTCCCAAAGATTGAATGTGAGCTAATAGATATAACTCTGAGGATGTTTACCCAACCTCTTCTAAGTATTAGAGACGACATACTTGTAACTAGACTTGATGAAGTAAAGACAGAGAAGCAAGGACTATTGTCAGGACTTATGAAACGTCTTGAATGTGAGGATGAAGAAGGTGTACGTAAAAAACTGGCGAGCAACAAGCAATTTGCAGAGATATTAGAGGAACTAGGTATCACTATACCACTCAAGACTAGCCCCGCAACAGGTAAAGACACGTATGCATTAGCTAAGAATGACCTAGGATTTATTGAGTTACTAGAGCATGAAGATGGATACATACAAGAACTATGTGCAGTTAGGCTCGGTACTAAGTCAACAATGGAAGAGTCAAGGATAGAAAGATTCTTAGACATTGCAGTTAGGAACGACGGTCTGTTACCTATACCTCTTAAATACTACGGGGCACACACAGGACGATGGGCGGGGTCAGATAAAGTAAACTTTCAAAACTTACCGAGTCGTGACGTAAAAAAGAAAGCATTAAAGAACGCTATCATACCAACCAAGGGCAGTGTTATATTAAATGTAGATTCATCACAGATTGAGGCTAGAATACTTGTATGGTTAGCGGGGCAAGACGATGTAGTCGAGCAGTTTAGAAAGGGGGAAGATGTATACTCAAACTTTGCCTCTAAAGTATATGACAAAAAGATAGACAAAAGAAACAAAACAGAACGCTTCGTGGGTAAGACATGCATACTAGGATTAGGCTACGGTACAGGGTGGAAAAAGCTACAACACACATTAGAAACATCACCCCCTGGTGCTAAACTAACTGATGAAGAGTGTCAGAAATTAGTAAAAGTGTATCGTGAGAGTAATCATAAAGTGATAGAACTATGGAGGGAATGTGACCAGGCATTAGAAGCCTTAGCTGATTGGCCAAAAGGTCGCAAACCTTATTACATAGGAGAGAACAAGGTACTTAGAGTGTCTAAAGAGGGCATACAATTACCCAATGAATTATATATCTACTATCCTGAACTAGAGTGGCAAGAGGAAGAAGAAAAGAAAGGATTTGTCTATAAGTCTAGACGAGGGAAGGTAGGAATATGGGGGGGTTCTGTTGTAGAGAACGTCGTACAAGCGTTAGCTAGAATTGTCATAGGTGAACAAATAGTACGAGTAAATAAAAAACATAGAGTGGTATTAACTGTACATGACGCAATAGTTTGTGTAGCCCCTAAAGAACAGGCAATAGAAGCACTAGACTTTATAATGGAAGAGATGAGTACTCCTCCGACGTGGGGGCAAGACTTACCTATTACATGCGAGGGAGGTTTTGCAGATAACTATGGAGATTGCTAGACTTAAGTTAGACATTGATACGGAAGAAATAATGAGAAGTCTTTTTGACTGTAGCGAATACTGGCAATCAAGGAGTACCGAGTACACTTTTT